AGCTTATTAGCTTGGACAATACGGAAATATCTCTTTGAATGATCTGGATGAATACCAGAAGCAGATCCAAGAAGAGCAGCAGAATTGCCTTCTGGTTTTACGCAAGTTGTTCTGGCAGCAGGATTTATGTTTAATAGTCTTGCATATTTTTTATTTGTTTCTTTTACTATTTCAGCACCTTTTTTCTGAATTTCTGGATTTAAAAGTATTTTTGGGTGGTGCTGCATACCATTTATAGAAACCCCCAATAATGCCTCTTTTTTTGCGATAAGTTCCGTTATTTGACCCAAGTATGGAAAATTGGTAAAAGATGCTTGTAATGTGCCAATAAACGCAGCAGCAGCACATCTTTCGTAAAAGTCTTCTTCTGAAGTTATGGTTTTACCATTAATAGTAGATAAATTACAAAAACCCCATCCAGAAAGACCAACCTCATCTTCTGCCATATCGTCTTTACATGTTTCTTTTGTTGTGATTGGCCCTTCATAGTTTAACAATGCTTGCTCTAATTCTTGAGAATTCTTTTTGTAAAAATGTTTTGTTATCCACGATATTTCGCAGCAGTTATGAACATATATACCGTTTGCATCAAAAGCATTAACTTCGGGGATTGTGCAATCAAAAACATCTTGTTTTCCAAAATCACATTTATTTATAATCGTATCTAAAAAAACAGATCTGTTTGGCATTCTTTTTCTAGAATCAATTATTTCATTTATTTTTGATATTTTATCATTATTTCTAATTTTTATGTTTTTGTTGAATAATTCTATTGCTTGTCCACTAATATGTAATTCATGTATTGTTTGAGTATAATATTCTTTTGTTGATCCATTGCCATCGGGCATTTTTTTCCAACCTTCTGGAATTCTATTTTTATAAATTTTACTTAAAATACCAAAAGAGTTTAATATAATTTGCAAATTAACCAAATTGTTATATTGATTAGAAGAAATTCTTAATGAGTTGCCTTTTTCTGAATTAACAGCAACAGTTCCATCAGCATCAAAATAACCAGCAACTAATCCAGACAAGTATGACCAAGATCCAGTTGTTGCTTTTTTAGACAAATGTTTAAATTCATCTTTTTCAATATCAAAACAATCTTTTTCTTGAGCAAAATCATAAAGCTTTTTACTTTGAACAGTAGTATAACTATTTACAAGATCTGTTTTTTCAGAACAATGAGATCCTTCTATTTTAAATCCAGCCTGATCTATTAAATTATAGCCATCTTTTCTATATTCATATTTATTATCTCCCCACCATTTAATTTGAGCAGACTGATGGGCAATATTTCCATCCCCTAAAAAAGAACCTAAAAGATATCCTTTTGCATAATCTGAAGAATTTACATCAATATTTCTTTGTTTAAATTCAGAATGATTATTAATGATTATTTCATCTTCAAAAGTAATATCTTTAGCTTCTTTCCATCCATCAGTTGTTAATATTTGATGGTTTGGAGTAACAATTAATTCACGACCAGACGAAAAAGAAAGCTTTATAGTTTCTTTATTTCCAGTTTTCCAGAAACCATTATTCGTAGATTCATATATTGCACCATCAACCAATGCGTTGAACTTAGTACCCAATAAGTCTGTAGCAAAAGAACACCCATCTTTAGTTGTGACAATTGTATCTCCAACAACACAGGGATTGCATAATGCATCATAATAATCGGCAAAGAAAAATCCTGGCTCGCCAAATTCTTTTGTTGCCTTAAATAAATTTTCAAATACTTCTTTGGGAGTATCTTTTCTGTGCAACAACGCAGATATATTTGCTCTAGCTCTTTGAGGATTAGTAAAATACCAATCTCCAGTTTTTGCGTTAATCATCAATTCATCGTCAGCAGAAAACAAAGCTATAGTTGCAGATCTACGAACACCACCACTAATTACCGCATCGGCTGAATGCATAACAATATCAAATGCATCAATAGTCCTTAATTGTGTTTGTCCATTTGCAATACATCTATCAAGTAATTCCCTAATTTTTTCTAAAGCTTTTTCTAATGGCTCATAACCTGGAGCATTACCAATACCGCAACCTAAAGGTGAACCCTTCTCTCTTATGCCTACATAACTAAAACCAACATCAATATCTTTATATTTTTCAAAACCTTTTATTGGAGTTTCAAAATATGAAGAAAGAAGAACTCCAAGAGCATCTGCCCAACCTTCAATTGAATCTTCAACCCTATGAACAAGATGTTGATAACAACAAGTTTTTGGGTCTAGTCTGTAAGAAGAAAATTTTGGTAATAATTCCACATGATGTTTTTGAACACTAAAACCAGTACCAGAACCACAAAGCAATAAATAAAAACATTCTTGAAAAAATCTTAATCTGTCACAATAACTAGCAGAACAATTAAATATTCTTGCGTTATGTTTTAAAATTGGCTTACCACCAAACTGTAATGCTCTTTGAGAACCAAGTATTTTTTGTTCTTTAATCATGCCGTAATATTTTTCAATATCATTATGCAAAGATGGATTAACTTCCACCATCATGTTTTTTATTCTTTCTACGCTTTCTTCCCAAGTCTCTCTTCTTTTTTCTGTTTCTAACCATCGAGCATATTTTGAAACAGCAGTATATTTTTGCAATTCTTTAATAGACATAAAAAAACTCCATCTGCCCTATTATTTTTAATAAGGAAAAAGATTAAAGGTATGATTCTGGCGATTACCAGCGGATATAAATACACCCACGATAACGATAAGACAGATGAGATTTTTACTTATTTTTTTCAATATGGCAATAGTCTATTTTTGATTTTGTAAACAATTTTTTCTGGCTTGCAAATAATCACTTTTCCATTGTGGATTAAGAACAATATTACCAATAGGTTCTGTTTTATTTAAAATTTTTTGATCAACATATTTAGCAACATTTAAACTAACATTTTCTTTAAAAAATGAACCATGATAATTACTTGTAGATGCCCATCTGTATATATAAAAAATATCTTCGTTTGAAATTATTTTACTTATATTTTTATATAAATAATTTATTTTGTTAAAAAGAAAAACATCTAATGCTATTACATCAGATTCAATATAGTTATTCTTTTCCCAAATGTTTTTGTGCATACATAAGTTTGAATGGAAAAGATTTTTAGAAATCGATAAAGTTTTATTTATTTCTTCAAAGAAAGCTTGGTTTGTATGAAAAATTCCATCTTTATTTATATTGTTAATTGAAAAAGATATCTTCCAAGGAAAATATATGTCGTCATCATCCCATACAAATATATATTCTCCAGAACAATATGATAAACACTCATTTAGTTTTTTTCCTAAAGGATAAATTCTTTGTTTTGAGTTTATTATTTTTACTTGTGGATGATCAAAAATAAGAGTTTGATCTACAAGATCATTTAATATAATTAATTCTTTTTCGCCATCATAGTCTTGATTTAAAAAACTATATATGGCTTCTTCTAATAATTTGCTTTTGCCATATGTTGGACAGTAGCAGCTAACTTTTGGTTTCATTATATACTAATTCTAATAAAGAAGTTATTTCTTCAACTGAAAGTGATTGTACAAGTTCAACGACTGTATTTGATATAATTTTTGCGTCTTCTTTTGGAACATTTAATTTTATTATTTTATTATATAAATTTCTTCTTGCGAACATTCTTACAAGTGGACCACCATTTTTAATTATTAACGCTGTTCCTTTTGATGAAGTGCAAAATTTAAGTATTGTTATTCCATCTACTATTAATCCAATTAACATAACTATAGTTATAATACCAATAGCATCATAACTTTTTATTTTTTCTGACTTTTCAAGTATTGATCTTATTTTTTCATGTGACCACATGATTATCTTCTCCGTCAAGGGAAACAGTCTTGTTTAACAGATTGTTTTTTGACTTCGTTTATTATTTTTAAAAATGAAATAGAATCTTTTTCAATAAGTAAAAACTTTTCTTTTTCTATTGTTTGATTAAATAATAAAAAAAGAATTAGATTGTACATATTACTTCTTTTTGTTTTGAATAGATTGACTTACTCTTATAGCCCAATCAACACCAGTATTACCACCCCAACCTAACCAAGCAACAACTGCTGGTATAGTCCATGGCTTAGTTTTATATTCTGGCTTAGACTGTGCTTTTTCGTAATTTCCTCTATGTCTATTAAACTGAGCCATACGCTTTACAGTATCGGCAGAAAGTTTAGCACCTCTTGCCAAATCTCTTGCTCTAGCCCAACCAACAGGAGTCATTCCTTTACACTCTTTTCCATACTTATCTTTCCACTCTAATACTTTTTTAGCATTATTTCTTGCTGATGCTGGTGCGTCATAGCTTTCTGCTGATTGTGCAAAATATTCTTGGATATCAAAAAATGTTTTTTTGTTTTCTATTTTTTCTTTTGATTTAGACATATCTGAATATCCTTTGAGTGACTTTAAAACATCATCAAGATTCAATAGTTCATATAAATAACTAGATTTCGACTTATTGGATTTTCTTGGATGTCCATCTGGCAATAAATCATTGTCTTGTTTGTATCTTGGATTAGAAGGTCTTCCGTTTCTTAATAAATATAAAAAGGCTTTAATTCTATTCAATCCCCATCTAGTCCTATCCATTCCTGGTGCATGACTAGAGGAAAATGCTCCAGCACCTCGTCTAAAAACTGCTTTTAGTTGTGCCATGTTGGCTTTAAATTTTGGGTTTTTAGAATTGTGTTCTTGCATTAAAGATCTAATTTTATCTTCTGTTTCTTTTGAAAATTCTATATTTTTATTAGGCTTACTAGCAGAATCTTTTGGATTTTTTTTTGACCCTCTTTTTCTCTCGTCAGGTTTAGCTGGAGTTTTTCTTGGGTCATCTTTATCTGGTTTTCCGTATTGCAAACCTTCTGTTTTATCAGACATATTAATTCCTTAAATAAGCATAAATAGTTTTTTATCAATCAACTGTTCTGGAAAACCATCAAAATTGCTGTAAGCAAATGTTTCTCCAGCCCTAAGATGTTTTTCAGCGTCTTTCTTCCTAACTCTTAGTACCCCAATCGGAAGACTTGATCCGTCATTGAAGTCTTTTAAGTGTCCATGTGCGTCACCCCAACTATTCAATATGATTGCATATGGATCTGTTGGTCTGTCATCAACTCCTATAAAACACATTTGATGACCCCAGTTATCTGTTTGACGGTGAAAGCCATCAGAAGAAGGTTGCATGTCATAACCAATATCACTAGCAGTAGTGCATGGATATCCATTTACAATAGCTTCTACAAGCTGATCCCAACTTTTAATTTGAGCAGCAGACTTGACTGGGTGTTTGGTTCCTTCATCTATAAATTTTCTATCTGGTCCTGGTGTATCACCCCATTTTTTGGCTATGCTTCCAGAATACTTAGGAACACCATCAAAATTACTACGCAAAACCCCATATTTAATAACAGCATCTGCCATCCAACTCCCAAGAGATCCATCTTGACCATTAAGTTGACCACGACCAATTAGAACTCTTCCTGTGCCATAAAGATAGGGTGCAAAAACAGGCTCAAATTTTTCATGATCTCCTTTCATTAATTTTTCAGTAGCCATAAGATATTCAACTGCGTTCCTAGCACCCCAGGACACGCAGTCTCCTATAGCCTGTGGAATATTTTCTGTATCTTTTCCAATTACTTTGCGAACAACCTCATATAGCATGACCTTTTTACCTTTACTATCTTGGCTTTTACCATAGATACTAAAGTTTTTAAATGATCCGCTATCTTTAATTAAGTTAAATTCGCTTTCGACAAGTTCTGGATTATCTTTTCCTGCCCAACCATTTATCTTTGATAGTTCAGACATATTTCACCTATTTAACTAGTTTTAAACCAGAAGATATTTCTCTCCAAGCAATTGCAAAATCTTCTTTGGTTTGCATTTTGCTTGTTTTATACAAGTCAAAAAGTTTTTCTTGTATATCTGTAAAAAGTGGTTCCCACTTTGTTCTATCTCCACCAGATTTTGTTAGTGCATTCTTGTTTGATTCTGCTGTTTTTTTCAATATGTCTTCTAAAGATCCTATTGTTCCAGCAGCAACAGCAGCAGCAATGCTATCAAAAGATGATGCAATAGCAGCACATTGTTTTGCTTTATCTGCCTTTGAAATTTTAATTAATTTTGCACCATCATAAACAAACTTTGAAAGTTGATATTTTGACTCCCCAAAATCTGGATCAACTTCTGGATTTGGTTCTGGTGGAGTATCTGGTTCTTGTTCACCAATAAAAACATCAGCAGAAATAAAATTGGTTTTAATAGCAGTTTCTAAAAGTTTTTCATTGTCTTTAACTACATATAAATGAGTTACAGAAACTATTGCTTTTAGTCTTTTGTTTTGTATTCCAGAACCAAAAAAAATTCCATTATCATAACTTCTTATTCTTTTTTCGTTATATCCATCAAAAACTTTCCAAGCATATGTAGTAGAAACTAAATATTTTGGTGGGTTTTGAATTGGGCTAATAGATAAATCTACTAGTTCTCCAAGAGGTATAGGTACTTCAGCACCAACTATTTTTTGTTCTGGAACAATAAAATTTTCAGCAAATAAAAAATTGCATGAAAATAAAAATATAAGTAATGATTTTTTAAACATTGTTAAGCCTCATTTTTTGCGACTTTAATAGCAAGAAGAAAATCATCTGAACTTATAGGATTTGTTCCATCAAACTTATTGATTAAAAAAGTAATAGCAGGAACTACCCAAGGCTCTTGTGATAAGGAAGACAAAACATTTACTATTTTGTCGTCTGTTTCTCCAGGAACAATAGTTGAAACAAATTTAAGTGTAGAAATAACAATAGAGATTGTTTTCTGCACTTGTTCTGGACTAACAGAAGTTTTAACATCGCTCATAATATTCTCCTTTTAAAAAGTGACTATTAATAATCTATCAAAAAAAAATCAGTAAACAATACTTTTATAACAAATATTATTATTCATCCCAACTACAAGCAAGTATATTCATACCTTCATCTACTTTAATATGTTCTATGTTGTCGCTGCCAATAGTTTTGAGTTCGCCGTTTTCATTTGAAAAAACCACCCAATATTTATATTTTTTCCTTAATACTTTTATGAGTGCATTTAATGCGTTACTTTTTCCATTAATATTTTTATTTTTTTTAATTATTGAATCTTCAATATCTTGTTGAACTTTATGGTCGTCAAAAAGGTTTCCAAAACCAACCCAAAATCTATATCTTGTCCACACCCTTAATATTTCAACACCTTCAACTTTTTCTATTGTTTCCATAATATTTTTAGTAATATCAAAATTACAATGACCAACCCACATTTTGTATAATTTGCTAGTTATAGCATTTTCATTTATTGGTATAGTTCCATAAGGACCAAGAATTACACGCATATGTCTATCTGGTTCTTCATCTTTGTCTTTTTCAAAGAAACTATCTTTTTGAGATTGTATTTCATTCTCTTCAACAGAAAACGGTTCTTGTTTTGGAAAAAATGGATCTTCCCATTTTAGCCAAGATATTTTTTTATTCATTTTTCAAATGACTTTCTATACTGATGCCATCCAACAAAATTTCCAGAGTAATTCCATGGATTAGATGTTGGAGAAGCACAATGTTCAAAAGGACTCCAATGCCCTTCCTCTGCAAGTTTGTCGTGAAGATCATAATCTTTTTTATGATCTATTATTCCATCAAAATTTAAATAACTAACCCTAGCACATCTTGCCACACAAATTTTAAGTTTATCTTGTATGCTCAATTTTTCATCAACATACCTATCTCCAAATGGAACATGCCAGTCACCAAAATTAATTTTTTTAGGGGTTGAGTCTTTTAAACAATCTCTCATTTTTATAGCTAAGTCTTGTATCTCTGGTTGTGCATTTTTATGACATCTTAGTTTAAAAAAATTATCAAATTCTGTAGCTGTAACTATTACTGTTACTTTAAACCAAGGCTCTAACAATCTATTGACTATTTGTTTATGAACTCCAATTGACATCATTTCTTTTGCATACTCTATCATTTTATCTCTTGCTTGATTCCATATTTCTTTAGCAACAGGAATATCTGATGGAGAAAGCTCTGAAAAGGATTGCATACCAGATTGATCTTTGCCCCAAAAAATTGGTTCTGCTGGATTATTAATAACTTGATCTATAAATTTTTTAACTGGAATAGCTCTAGAGCTTGCTGCATTTCTTGAAAATACTCTGTGCGTATTAAATTCTGGGAGTATAAATCTTGGGAATGTACATACAAAAGTAGTAATTCTTTTGCCAAATTCACTAATAGAATCTGCTATAATTTTAACTTCATTCATTTTAAATCTCTGAATAAAAAAGCTTCACTAGGAGAAACGAGAGGTGTTTTTTCTGTATCTATAGAAAAATTCTCAAGTATTTTTTTAATAATTAATTCAGATAAAAATTTTTGATCTGTTAAAATTCCAGATTCAACTATTGATTGAAGTATTGATGGCAAAAGCTGACCATTTTGAATCATAATAATTAATGATGCCATTCTATCAGCAAAGATCAACTGTTGTTCAGATGTTAAATTTTCTGGCATTTTAACAACAGAACCAACCTCATCATTAACTAATTCAAAATATATTTTAGCGTTTGTTGTCATGTTATCTCGAAAAATAATTAAAACAAAATATAGTTTGTTTAGTGTAGTCTTGTTCAAAAACACCATTTTCTAAAATAGAAGATATACTTTTCCATTGTACATCATCTTTCTCAAATGTTTCTTGTAAATAACAAGCATAAACAATAGAAGATGTGTTTGAATTAACTATAGTTCCACAAATAAATAAATTAACCCATCCGTCTATATCTTTAAACCTTGCATCAAAAGATGTAAACTCTTTGAATTTATCCTTAACAAATAAATCTATATCCAATACGCTATCGTCTGCTTCAAATGTTGGAAGCATATAATTTCCATTTTTATTTTCAATTGCTATTACTGGCTCACTATTTATTTCTCTTGCACAAATCAAAAAAGAAACATTAATTTTCACTTTGTATTTCCTCAACTATTTGTTTGCAAGCATTTTCCCAAGTGTGATTCTTAAAAAATTCTATTCCAGAAATATTCTTTTTTAAATTACCATTTTGTTTTTTTATGTGTAGTTCTTTTAATTGTTTTGAAAAATCATCGACATAATTTTGACTTAATTTTGCCCAAGATGCACTTCCATCAAACCACTTTAAGTCATTAGCAGATTCTATTCCTTGTGGATTTATTAGATAACAACCAGCTTCAATTGCATATTCTGTTGGTCCAGAATAATTTGTCGCAATACAATTTTTTCCAATAGATAGCATTTCTGCTAATTCTAAGTTCCAAGCTTCTGCACGATATGGAAATATTCCAATGTCACTTTTTTTCATTAGATCATAGACATCATTTTGAGTCTTAAGTCTATTTTTTAAAACAACTATTTTATCAAAAAATTTACTTTTTTCATAATATGATATCCATTGATCTTGTTCTTCTTGGGATAAGAATGGATTTGAACAACACATTACTAATTTAAAATCATCTTCTGGAGTAAAAGTATTTTCTAAAATATCTAATATAAGATCGTGGCCTTTTCTTATCTCCCATTTACCTATACTCAAAAGCCTTGTTGTCTTAACATTATCTATTTCGCATTCTTTAAAAATAGATTGATCAACTCCTAATCGTATTACCTTTACTTTAGATTCATTTATTCCAGACTTTACTATTATTTCTTTTGCCCAATCAGAACAAACAAATATTTTATCTAGAAAATCTAGGCTATGTTTCTCGTTTGGTTTTAAATTATCCATTTCAAAAAATGTTAATCCATATTTTTTTCCACGACCAACATTTAATCCCATATCCCATTGATGCCATATTCGGAAACTAGGTGCATTGTAATCAAATGACCCTGCATTTTTTAAGTTTGTTTTTATTGCTGGAATTAATTTTTCTTCACAGTCTATTGGACCTATTGGCCATAAACAAACATTGTTTAATTTAGAAAGTTCTAATAATAAATTTGTACCAACAACTCCATACCCAAGTTGATTAATTGGTGCAGAAAAGTTTATGTTCATTTATTCCTCCTTATATTCCTTTTTAATATTATAAGTCTAAATTTTTTTTATCAACATTATTCGATTTTGTTTTTTCATAAATTACAATTTTGGTATATTCATTTTCTTCCAAGTTAGCAGCCCTTTTTTCTGCTCTTTGCCAATATTTTTCTTCGTATTCAGCAATTTTAACCCTACTCTTTCCTCCTGGTGGTACTCCCCAAATTTCAAAATAAGTTATCATGGGATTTCTCCATAGAGAAAAGTTTACCCATGTATAAATACCCCTTAATCTATACTGTCAATGCACTTAGAATCATGCACATGAATCAAAGGATGCAAAAAACAATACAATAATACATACATAATTACAAAAAGAAGTAAAATTACAAATACTCTTTTTATAAGCTTATTGTATGGAAACATACTTCGATAGTTTTGATCCATATATTTCTTTTATTTGTTTTTTTTGAACCATATTTTTAATCATATCAAAAATTTCTTTTTTAGAATATTTGTTGTGAGAAAACTCTTTTTTAATATCAATAGATATTTTTTCAAAAAGAATTTCTTCTGGAATCAAATATTCAGAAGGTATATTTTGATAAATTAAGCTTTCTAGTTCGCTAGAAAGTCTTTCTGTACCTAATTTGTTTTTTACATAATGTGTTTGCATTTTAATTACCATACATTTGGAGCAGGAGCATTATGCCATTGAAAATCATGAAATGTTAAACCATTCAAATGAGCTATTTCATGTTGTGCAACAGCACTTTCCAAGTTACTTTTTGGATCACTTTCTAATGAAGTGTTTCCAAAAAAAATACTGTCAGGATGATTGTCGCAAGTAACTTCAATCCACATATGTCTATATACATCAAGTTCTATTTCTGGAAAACTCAAACAACCTTCTTTATTCCTAACTTTTAATTCAGAAAAAGAAATTATTTTTGGATTTATTAATATAAATGGAGAATTATTTTTTAATACAAGAGCAACAGAAGCATTGATACCAAATTGATTTGCTGCCAAACCAACGGCTTTAACTTTGTTTTTTTTATTATATTTATTTAAAAATTGCCACATTCTTTTGGCAATAAGTTTTCCGTTTTTTAATTCAGTTTTTTGGCATTTAATTTTTAATAAATCATTATTATTTAGAATTATTTTCATTTAGGTATTCTTCTATATCCTTTTTAACTTGAACAGAATTTACATAACCATCTGGTATTACGGCAAATCTACAAGCTCCATCCATCTCTATTTCTTGTTCAAGTATAATGCATGAATTTTCAGATTTATGCAACGCACAGTTTCCACACTTTACTCCAATATCTTTTACAACATTATTTTGTGGTGTTTCATAGCCAACCCATATGCCATCACTTTTATCTAAAGGTCCAACTTTTTGAGATAAAGCTATAAGAGAATCTGCCAATGCTTTTTCATCTTCAGAAAGTTGCAAGTAAAGATCTTCGTGAGATTGTGATCTCATTATTTTTGCAAATTTTTCTGGTCCTTCAATAGATATGCCTTGTTTTATTGCTTGTTTTTTACCGTCTTTTCCAGTATAGCATTTTCCTTCATCTCCCCATTTCCATCCATCTTTACCATTATCTGAACAATTTTTAAGTGGCATTTATAAATCTCCTAGCTATAAGTTTGCAAAGTTTCAAAAAATATTTTTCTTTAAAGTTCATTTTCATTCTATTAACATCTTTATGAACCCATTGTATATTTTTTTTTGTATATCCTAAAGAACTATCTTTTCTGTCTAGTGATGCCGTTCCTGCTTTGTATATTGATATACCATTGACTTTTTTTGAATATTTTAAATGAGTTAATTTTATTCCAGTATAAACACATCTTTTATTCTGTTTCAAAAAAATTACCCAAGCTTCTTCTTGGGTAACTTTTACTTCTATATTTCTTGTTCTAGCGTTTCTTACTAAATAAGACCAATACCTTCCAGTAACTTTATTTTTCATAAATCCCCCCCCATTACTAAATACACAGTAATAGGGGAGATGTATTGATATTTATTTCATTGAAACAGCCTGTGGATTTGAATTTTTAAAAGCCGTAGATTCATTTTTCCAACCAAACTGTTCAAGTGCTGTGTGATATCCAGATGTCCAAGAGCCATCAGCATATAATTTTGCACAGGCTTCCCATCCATCCCTATATGTTCCAGAACCAGTTGGTGGACCAGCCCTTAGAATTGCATCTCTATAACCATTTTCATATGTTGGCTTACTTCTTTCTGCATAAATTTCATCTTTAAGAAGTCTGTTTTCAGCAGCAAAAAGCTCTTTAATAGTAGCATTTTTATTGCTTTCGACAATATACATGTGGCTAACATAAATTGAGTAACCAAAGAAAACCAAAGCAATAGAACCAAAAAACTTAGACATAATAGTCCTCCATAATGAAAAAGGTCTTACTGAACTTCTTACTGAAAACTGTTTTACTCTTTTGTAATGCTCTTGGCAATCCCTAATAACTTCTGGATTATAATTTTTATAGTTGTGAAGATGCCCAAAAACAAAATGGCAGTATTCACAAACTGTACATAAATTATTAATGCATAATTCTTTAGATATATCAACACTTACTGGAATTATATGATGAACTCTTAAGTTATTATTTGTTCCACAACCTATACAAAATGGATTGTTTTTTAAATATTTGTCTCTAGTAGATCTCCATTTGCCAGACCTATCTACTTCAAATTTTTTAAATAAAAAACTAATCACCCATTATCCTTCTTGTGGATTTAGTGCCATATTTACCAAGATCATTGGTCATATTTTTTAATTTTTCTGAACACTTATTACATAACCTATTTGTTTTAGGATCGATACTCATAAATTTTTTATTGCACCAACCAAGACAATTAACTTCAAACTTTTTCTTCATTGTCAATCTCCATCGTAAACTTTATAGCATCAGTATCAGAAGAAAAGTATTTTTTTTCAAGCTTAGATTTAAATTTTTTTTTGCTAAAGAATTTAATGCTATCATCATCATTTTCCATACAATAGTAAACTAATTTGTTTGTGAATTTTTTATTTATTAAATGATTAATCATTGCTGTTCCATGACCATTTCTTCTGTTCTTTGGATGAACCACTATTTTTTCAATAACTGTTTCTGAAGGTAAATTTTCAATCAAAACAAATCCTACAATTTTATTATTTTCAGAAATAATATAAGAAAATGTATTCTTTTTTCTAACAAAAGATGTAAAAGAAGATGAGGACCAACATGCATTACTTTGAATTTTACCAAAGTCTGGATCATTTATGAAACATGAAGCTTTTTCTATTTCAACAACATCCATTAAATTTCTTTTAATTAAAAGCTTTATATTTACTTCTGGTTGATTTTTTTTAGGCATATATTACTCGAAAAGAGAAAACTATGAAAAACAGAATAAAACAAAGCAGAAATACTCTTAAAGCTTATTTTAAAGATAAAATAGATTTACTCAACTCTAATGCTATAAATTTTTCAAAAGAAGAGTTTATAGTATTTAAACAAATAATAGCAAAAGCATATTCTGTTGGATATATATCTGAGTCTGAATTTGTAGAATTATTATTAATAGTTGGTAAAAATGTTGATTATTTAAATTCTTTTGGTTTTATAGAAAAAAGTATTGTTCAGATTTTTTGTGATATTGCTAGTGATGAATTGTAATTTTATCCATGCAATCATCAAAATTAGAACATTCTAGCAAAACACTTTCTTTGATTGCTGTTATCATATGTCTTTTATTTTTTGGAATAATCAAACAATCTCCTTCATTTAACAAAACAACATTTGCTAAATTTAAAGAATTTTCATCTGACATATGTATTGATACTTGACCAGAAATTAAATAAAAATAAGATTCTTTTTCTAAATGATAATGCCAGCTTGTTTTTTTATTAAAATTTATTTTTAATATTTTAAATGATTTGTTTTTTAAAAGATTGTTTACTATTGTTTCTTCGCTGCCCCATTTTTTAAGTTCAATATTTGGTTTAAATTTCATTTTAAATACCCCTTCTTTACCCTGATAGCATAGCTTCAGAGTTCTTTTATTTGCCTTAGTGCGTTATAAACTCTACCAAACAAGACATTGACTAAAAATTTTGCTTTTGCTATCAGGTCTAGGTGGAGAAGGGGTCACTCCAATTCTAGTGTTATTTTTAATCAAACTATTTCGTGCCACCTGTTTGAGAGTTTGGCTACTCTCTGGCAGTCTTTTGGCCCATGCCATGGTGTTGTGACTACTTCGGGGGAAGAACTGCGAAAGAACCGTTATTGAATTTGTTGACGCAGTTACTTATGGCCACAATCTTGTCTATAACTATTTACATTTTCCTTACGCAAAAGAAATATATACTTAGAACAATTTTCTTTCAACCTAAAATGCTTTATTTTCTTTTTATTTTGAATTGGTCTTTTGTCACAACAAAGAAATGTTTCTTCTAAAATATCAATTGCTTCTTTATTTGATGAGGCACACAAAGCTATACAACAACTTCCTTTATTACTTATAGATGCTTTATATTTATTTTTATTGTCATTTATTTTAATCCAAATCTCATAGAGATATTGCATTCTTTCTCCTGCTAAATATAATTTTAAAAACAAACAGGAGTATATTATATGTCACATAAACAGCAAATGTCATTTGTAAAATACATAAAAGATATTTATCCAAAATATTTTTTGAACTCAAAAGTTTTAGAAATAGGAAGTTTATATATAAATGGAACCATTAGAATTTTTTTTGAAAATTGTGACTATATTGGAGTTGATGTTGGTCCAGGAAAAATGGTTGATGTAATATGTGAAGGGCAAAACCTTAAATATGAAGACAATACTTATGACACAACAGCATCGTGCGAATGTTTTGAACATAATCCATACTGGAAAGAAACATTTGAAAACATGTACAGAATGACTAAAAAAAATGGTTTGTTGTTTTTTACCTGTGCAACAACAGGAAGACCAGAACACGGAACAAAAAGGACAAGTCCAGAAAACGCACCTCTTTTAACTTGGGATTATTATAAAAATTTAACCGAAGAAGATTTTACAAAAAACATAGATATCTCAAATATGTTTTCTGAATATAAATTTATGATAGATCTTTCTTGTAATGATTTGTATTTTTATGGGATTAAGAAATAATATTGTACCAACTTGGAATACATCTTTTTTTCCAACTAGCAATATGATTTTTAAATTTGATATAGTAGTTTCTATATGATTCTACTGCATCATTTAATTTTGCTTCATCTGGCATTGCTAAAGCAAATTCTGTCATTTCAGTATTTTCAACTTTACAAGCATATGTTAAACATTCTTCTATTATTTTTTTACATGCATGTTCTTTTTCATATCTATAAAAATATTCATTGCAAAGATGTATTCCTAGTTCACACAACCATATAAAATTCCCCATACTTTTTCCTGCCCAAAGTGTGCATGGATGATTAATATGAGTTGATTTATATGGTGTTATGATACCATGACCATTGAGAACTGTGCATAAAATTTGGGCTGTTTCTAGCGATTGTTTGACAACATGTTTGTCCATGTGCCATTCAGCAGCTTGTTTTGAACTTTCATCAAGAACAAAAATGTTCATTTTGTACTCCTTTAGATAAGTATGGTGTTATATATATTAGCAAAACTAACTTTGAGGTTATCATGAGTCATAATACTATTCGTTGGACAGACAAAGAAATTAAGTTTTTAAAGGAAAATTTTTCAATTCATGGTGCAGGATACTGTTCTATTAAATTGAATAGAACTATAGAAGCAATAAGAATTAAGGCAAATAGACTAAACATAAAAAGAGATGGTTTTTCAAGATACAAAAAGAAAGATTCTCCAAAAGGATATAATCATTGTTATAAATGCAATCAAATACTTCCAGAAACTGATTTTTATAGAAAAACAAAACATGGAACTTACGGCAAAAAAAGTGACATTTGTAGGTCTTGTAGCAGAGAAAAAGCTAGACACTTTTATAAAAAATACAAAAGTAATTTCTTTGAAAGAAGGAAAAAAGATCCAATACATTATATCTATGTTAGATTAAAAGCTTCAGCTAAAAAAAGAGGCATAGAATTTAATTTAAACGAACAAGATTTAAGAGATAAATTTGTTGATTATTGTCCTGTTTTTAACATAAAACTTAAGTTTTTTGATAACTCAGATAATTCACCATCAGTAGATAGAATAGATAATAATAAAGGATACTGTAAAGAAAATATTTTTGTGGTTTCAACAAAAGCAAATTGCTTAAAAAATAAATCTTCAGTTGATGATTTAAAAAAACTATATGAGTTTTATTCAAAGCTTCAAATGTAAAATTATTCTTAAAAAGATTTTATCTTCATCTAAAATAAATATATTCATATTCTGCTCCTTATATTAATTTTGCATGGTGTATATATTAGTATGACTTTACATCAAGAAATATTTGAGTACCTATCTAAATCAGCAGTTATTATTGTTGATATAGATAACACTATTTTGCGTAATGGAATATATCCAATCAAAAAAATGATTGATTATGTAAATGAATTATCAAAAGAAAATAAAATATATTTAATAACTGGTAGACCAGAAAAAGATAGGTCAGACACAGTTGAGTCTTTAAAAAAAGCAGGATTAAAATATAATCGATTAATGATGAATAACATAGGTGGTGGCCCTAAAGATCAAAATGAATCAAAGAAAAAACATGCACAAAGCATTAAAGACAAAATATTATTTGCTATAGATGACAATCCAAAAATGCGTACTGAATATAACAAAATTGGAATTAAAACAAAGTCACCTAAAAGATAGTTAAGCAACTATACTTGCTATATCAAATCTTTTTATTAATCTATCGACTCCATACTTATTAAGATATTCATCTCTTATATCTTCCATATTTATTCTATTAAATTTGATACCAATTGTTTTTGACATTTTTATTGCTGTTATTATCATTATTCTTCTAGCCTTTTTTTGTCTTGTTTTTTTAAGTTTCATATTAAATCCTTAAATCAATTTCGCTTGTATCAATAAATTCTAATTTTAAATTTTCATTAGAAATAAATTCTTTTGTTTTTTGCAATATTAAAGTTGCATGTTCTTTGTTATAACAATCAAAAACATGTGCATTTTTTTTATTTTCTGTAAGTCCGACTTCTGGTTTTTTGCAAAAGAAACTTCCCTCATTAGAACAAATTATAATTTTCATATTTACTCCTTTTTTTTAATTTACTATGATTACATTTTATTATTCGTTTGTCACATTAAAATATTTAGAGAATTTAAATGTTTAGTGTAGTAATTCCTACAATATGGAAAAGTAAAAAAACATTAGATCTTTTAAAAAGTTTTTCTGAAAATAAAAAAGTTTCAGAAATAATATTGATAGATAATAACCCAAACTTTTCAATGTTAAAAAATAATTTATGTAAAAAAATAAAAACATTTGTTTTTGAAAAAAATATATATGTTAATCCAAGTTGGAATTTTGGAGTTTCTAAAGCCAAAGAAGATAAAATAATTATTTCAAATGACGATATTATTCTAGATACAAATTTAATAACAGATATAGATGTACAAGAAGATACATTGATTGGAATAAACAATAGTTGCTACCATTTAAATAAAAACCAAAACATTTATATTTCTACAACAAATCAAATAAATTTAGGTTATGGTTGTTTAATTATGTTTCAAAAAAAATATTACAGACCAATACCAGAAATATTCAAAATATATTATGGAGATAATTTTTTATTTGAATCTTTTAAAAATAAGAAATGTATTCATGGATTAAAAATAGAAACTATAATGAGTGAATCTTGTAATGTTCCAGAATTAAAAAGTATAATTTATAAAGATATTTATCAAAACAATATTACTCCGTATAAAACTTTTATTAAGGGATAATACATGAAAATTTATACTAAAACTGGTGATGATGGAACTACGCTTTTACCTAAAACTGGAAGAGTACCAAAAACAGATCCACATATTCAATTGCTTGGAAGCGTAGATGAATTAAATGCTTGGATTGGATTTGTTAATCAAAAATATATTTTAGAATTAAAAGTTCATAACATATATGATTTTATAATAAAAATACAAAACTTACTTTTTGATGTTGGTGCTGAAATAGCAACTGGTAAAGAAAGAATAAAAGATGAAGATATTAAAAACATTGAAGAAAATATAGATCTAATGACAAAAAATCTTAAACCACTTAAAAACTTTATAATTCCATTTAATCATTGCGAAATTCATTTGGCTAGAGCAGTATGTAGAAGAGTTGAAATAGATTTAGTCAAATTAATGGAAGCACATCAAGATTTTAAAAATATAGTTATTTTTATAAATAGATTAAGTGACTTTTTATTTACTCTTGCAAGACTTTTGGGGCCAGAAGAAAAAATATGGCATGGTTAAATTTTAACTTCGCCAGGAACTCTTATGTTATTGTTTTTTTCTGGCAGTCTTAATAAATCAGCTTTTACATAAAGTATGTTGTGTGTCTTGTGCCATTCACTTGGATAAAAGTTTTTAATCCTATTTGCTTGAAATCTTACTGGTGAACCTATGTATTTAGCTTGATCTTTATTAGTGTAATACCAAAAACTATTTGAATTCCAAAATGATATATGTGTTGGATCTTGAAATGCTCCTCTGCCATCTGTAGATGGGGTAAATGTCAAAAACCAACCCATTGGTGCTAAACACCTATATGCTTCTTTCATTGCGTGAATAGGGTCTTTTAAGTGTTCTAATGCGTCATGTGCCCTAAAAATACCAACTTGACCAGCTTGGAAAGGCCACTCTTTATTAAGATCAGCAACAATATCAGCATTAGACAGGTCAATAGATGTATATCCTTTTGGTGGATTAAAACCTCCACATAAATCTATTTTTAGTAAGTTGTTTAAGTCACACCATTTTTCTGCCATAGCATAAATATATTTGTCATGTATATTTAATGTTTCTTCTTGAATAAATGCATTCTTTTCACCATAACAAGTATTATTCTTGTGCTTATAATAAATATATAAACATTTTTCTATATGTTTAATTTTTCCTTCTATGTATGTTCTACACAGAATATCATGATCATCTAAGACTTCCATTGTCTCATTATGGCCACCAATTTTTTCAT